GATTTTGGCTTCATGGCTTCAATAGATTTGAGCCATGCGTCATAGTCCGCTTGTTGTTGTTTAGGGACTTTACGTTTTTTAGACTTTGGAACTTTGAAATGAATAAGCATAATGAAACTCCACACACAGGAGTACCATTATACTCAGTTCCGTCTATTTGTCAAGCGTTGTTGCAAAAAAACAACATTATTTCCGATGTTTTTTATTGCCGTAGGACCAATCAACATCATAAGCATCCTCATACCGATTTTGCTTATCTGTATCTCTACGTTTTTCTTGCTTTCTACGTTCATATACATTTTTCTTAAATGCATACTCATCGTTGTAGTCTTTTTCTTTGCGAAATTTAGCTACAAATTTTGACACTTCTTTACTCCTGCCTCAACGTTACAAATGTTACACCCCTGACTGTGGTTTCAGGTGAATTTTCCATATTATCTTCAGACACATAAAATATTTGTGACATAGGATAACAAGCCTTTACTACTTTCAACAATTGTATTGAAGTTCCATCTGAATCATCAAATTGGAATACTTCATCTACACATTTTATAGAATCTATTAATCTTCTGCGTGTTTGATAATCAAAAGCTAATGTTCCAGTTTTGTTGAAAACAGCATAATCAGAATGTAGCCCAACTATTAGCCAATCCGATTTACATTTACAAGCTTTTAGGAAATTTAAGTCATTTGGTGTAAGAGGATCATAACAACCAGAAACAACGGCTATTTTTTCTTTTTTTATCATTATGGTAAAAGATTTGGAAATGCCTCTTTGACGAATTTATAATCTAGACCTTTAACGCCTAAGTCTTTATTGAATATTCCCATAACAACTTCGGCTTCTCTTGGTTCCAAATTTTGGAGAAACTCATATAACAATTGAGCACGTTTTTTATCTGTTAATTTATCGGCTGTAGGATCACCTTTGCGAAACATATACAACTTACGGATTTCTGTTGATAGTTGTGCATAACCCATGCCAGGTGGAACTTCATTTGGTTTATACCAATCAGGAAGTTCTTTGATGTACCAATCATATTGTGGATGAAATGTCAATTGTAACACTTCAGTCAATACTCTTGACAGATTCTGGCCAATAACACCCATTCTATCTTTTTTGTTTTTAGCTTTTTCAAACTCGTCTAAAACTTCATATATGTTCTTCATTAAAATTCCTCAATCACATCCATTAAATTTTTCAGTTTATGTTCCATGAAGTAAGTCAACATCTTTTGTTTTGATGCAGGTTTAGTTTCTTCATACGTATTTATGATTTTGGTCTTTATCTCATTTGGTATTAGACTTAGGTCAATTAGTGTTTGATTCCTAGAAAAGCCAGTTTTAGCAATTTCATCTTCCCACTTTTCACTTTGTTCGTTCAACAATTTATCCATCAAACCTTTAGTGATAGGTTTTTGTCTTAAATCACGGACAAAGCAATCAGCTGGTGAAAAGATATTTGGAATGCCATCGCCTTTATCACCACGAATAATTTTCTCTTTCAATTCAACTAATGGGTCTTCCGACTTTAGAAATTTCTTCATTGCAGGATTGTATTGCTTAACATTACTGCCCCAACGTTGCAATTGCAAAAAGTCTCCGTCACTTGATAGAATCAAAATCTTTTCATGTGCAGCATACAAAGGAACCAAAGTGCCAATTACATCATCTGCTTCAGCGCCTTCAACATCAATCACTTTATATGGAAAGTTTTCTTTCAATTCGGCTTTGAATTTAGCCAACATGTCAAAAATGAGATGCCAGTCCAATGCAGACTTTTCACGTGATTTTTTACGACCGGCTTTATAGTATGGAAAGAATTCCTTGCGCCAATATTTACGGTTGTCACAACAGAGTACAATCTCACCGTATTCATTACGGAACGTTCTGAGGTGCATCCTAAGTATGTTTAAGACCATATGACGAATTAGGTCTTCTTCTAACTTAATGCCTTTTTGATTTGAAATTTGAGCCATGAGTCCTGCTAAGAGAACTTGGTTCAGGTCAACGAGAATCATTATATAATCCAGTAATTAAAAGGTCATCCTAACACATTTCTTTCAACTTGTCAAAGGTTGATTCAATGAAAGATTGTGATGTTGTGGTTTTCTTGGAAACAACTCCATACCATTCATCAGGAATAAGTCTGGCAATATATTCCAAAGGAGCAAGAAGAATAGCTTCAAATTTATCCAAATGTATTGGATTTCCTTCTTCTTCAAGCTTAAACAGGATAATATGATAACAATCACCACTCTCGCTACCATCTAGTTTTTGTCCAGGATCTTTGTAGACACTTCCTTCTACTCGAATTTCATTATCTTTTTCTCCAGGCAAAAATAAAATTGTATCATAATTTTGTTTTGCTAATTCACTTAGATTTACGTTCATTGTAGTCCTTGATGTGCGACTTTCTCACTCTGACCATAATCCAGTCATTGTAATACTCATCACTTTCCATAACATTATTTGCAAATTGCTCTTTCGCTTCAAGATAACTACATTCACCTTTGGATTTACAAAGATGTAATATTTCCCTATGGAACTTATCCTGTCCATACATTATAACATCTTTTTGTAATTTGTCACTACTTCCATAATAAGTTTGCCAGTCTGAAGGAACTTTTATTCGTTTCTTCTTTCCTTTAACTTGTTTGGTCTTAGAGAACCAAAATAGCTTTTTACCAATGTATTTCCGGTTAGTCTCTAAGTTAGTTATAACATAAACAAATCCATAACTATCTTCAATTTGTTCTTCTGTAAAATCTTTATCTTTGTATTGCCAGTTTACCATTCATCATTCTCATCAAGGTCATCATCCTCTATATATTCTTCGGATAATTCCTCGATGACTTCGCCACAGAACGGACAATGTTCTGGTAGCTCCGTAGATACTAATTGTTCAACATACTCAACAGAATAAGTTGATTCGCAGTTAAGACACTCTCCTGATATAACTTTATTTGTCATTTTTATTCTCTTTTATTTTTATTAATTTAATGAAGCTAAAAGCTTTTATCCAAAACCAACCAATATCAAATTCAAACCATTTTTCTGACAACTTAGCTAATGCTGGTCTATGATGGTGATTATTATGTAGTTCTTCTCCTCCAATTAATATTGCAATTGGAAAAATATTTCTTGATGTATCGCTAGTATCTGTATTGCGATATCCCCAATAATGACCGATGCCATTGATTACACCTGCAGCCCAAAATGGAATCCAAATCATCTGTATACCCCAAATTAATAAACCTAACAAACCAAATAATTCTAAATCTATTAAAAGCATTATTAGTATGCCTAATAGATTATATTTTGTATAAACATTTTTTTCTATCCAATCATCTATTGTACCAACACCAAAATATTCAATATTCTTTTTATCTGATTTAGCAGATAGATAATACAATACACCACCAAATAGTATATTCCATATACCATGTATATTAGGACTGTGTGGATCTTCTTTAGTATCCACATATACATGATGCATACGATGAACAGCGACCCATTCTTTTGTAATCATTCCTGTAGTTAGCCATAGCCAAAATCTCATTGGATGGTATAATACTGGATGTATTGTGATTGCTCTATGTGTTTGGCTTCTATGTAAGAAAATAGTAACACAAAGAATGGTGATGTGTGTCATCACCAATGTGTATATAATTGGAGTCATTTGATCCTTATGTTAAGCCCAAACATCAGACCAATCGCCTGATAGAGCACCTTTAGCATAATCGGTTGCACGGTTTTCAAAGAAATTAGTATGAGTAGGTGCATTAATCATTTCTTCAACCCATGGTAATGGATTACGTTTAATTTTGAATACGCCTTTTAGTCCAAGAGAAATCAATCGTCTATCAGCAATGTAACGAATATACTTCTTCACATCTTCTGGTGACAAATCTTCCATTGGTCCCATTTGGAAAGCCAAATCAATGAACTTATCTTCCAACTCAACCATCTTTTCTGCAATTGTGTAGATACGTCCTTTTAACTCATCATTCCAAATCTCTTTGTTTTCTTCAATGTATGTTCTAAACAATTTAATCATGTTCTCAGCATGTTGTGTTTCATCAACAATAGACCAAGTAACGATTTGACCCATGCCTTTCATCTTGCCATGTCTTGGAAAATTCAACAACATAATGAAAGAGGAGAACAATTGCATACCTTCAGTAAAGGCACTAAAGACAGCAATATGTGTTGCAGTATTCTCTTTGGTCGTATTTTGACCAGAGATGTCCATAATATAATCATGCTTCTCTTTCATCTCAGCATATTCCATAAACTCATTGTATGTTGTTTCTGGAAGACCAAGTGTTTCAATCAAATGTGAATAAGCTGCTACATGAAGTGCTTCTCTGGCTGCAAAGCCAAGAAGCATCATACGAATCTCAGGCTGAGGGAAGTAAGGAAGATAATTAGTAACATAGCCGCCGGCCACATCAATATCTCCTTGAGTGAAAAATCGGAAGATGTGTGTGAGAAATTTCTTTTCTTCATTTGTTAATTTCTTTTTCCAATCTTTGACATCCTCCATCATAGGTACTTCTGTGTGCAGCCAATGTGACTGCTCGTGTTTCAACCAAGCCTCATATGCCCATGGATAATTAAATGGTTTAAAATAATTTCTGTCTTCTGTAAGATTTAAATCTTTCTTTTTAATCATTAAGCCAAGCCTCTAGTTGTTGTTGTGGTAATGCGCCTACTACTCTTTTAACTTCTGTATTTTCATCCAACATTACAAGAGTTGGAACGGAACGAATTCCAAAGTCTCTTGCTATGCCTGATTGTTCATCAATATCGATGACTTCAATCGGCATATTTGTGTTAATATTATTCAATGTCATAGCTAGACCTTTACAAGGTCCACACCACGATGCTGTAAATCTAAGTACCCGTTTCATCTTTCTTCTCCGTTGTTATTGCTGGTGGGAAATGAGGTTCGATTACATAATGATTAGCACCCCACCATCCTATTGCTGAAAAAAATCCCACTATTGTCCATTCTAATATTAACATTATCACTCCATCAATTCGTCCACAAATTCTAATAATAAATCATGTTTACTAACATACTTACCTTTTAACCAACTGTATGAATCGTACCAAAATTGTGTGGCTTCAGGATGACAAGCAATTATACCAATGTTGTTTTGTATAATGGCCATTGGATCGTCATTTATATATCTTGCGTATGTTCTGAAATTTTCTTCACTTCCTGTAACTGCAAATCCATCGTAAAAGAACATTCTTTCCCGTCTACCGTTCCAGTCAACTTCCATGTTTTTGGCGTGTGGTCTTCTTGTATCTGTATTTGGTCGCTTGATGTATTGTGTGGTATCACAAGACCTAAGAAAATTAAAATAATCAGAACCTGCCCAATATCCACCCATGCAGATGCCGATATACACTCCACCGCCATGCACGAAGGACTTGATATGGTCGCCATTATACTTAAACAAGTGATCCCAAGAATCACTATCCCCAAAGCCGCCAGGCAAACATACAGCGTCCACTTCATCAAAGAATCCATCTTCTACCTCTTGTTTTGTAAATAACTTAAATTTATATTTTGAAGACAATGCTTGAATGATACCATTACACGATTGTGTCGAACAATACGGTTGAGCAACAAATAAGGCAATTGTTTTCAATTTAATCCTTTTCGTACATTACTGTGTTAGTATCTCCCAAAGACCATTTTGCATCAGTTTCAACTGACCACATTTTTGTAGCAACTCTAAAATCAGGATGTTTCAATTTAACAGGATTACTACTTGGCTCAAAAAATATTGTTCTATTGTTTGGCTGTGCAGCAAACTGACCATTATCACATTTAATAAAATTAAAAGACTTATGGTCTTCAGTATCTTCCGCATAACTTATATCTAACACATTATAATCAGGACTTGCAGAATCTACCGTAAACATATATTGGCCTTTAACCATCTTTTTGTCTTTGGCCAAAAATGAACATGATAAGTTTTCAATAACTGCTTTCTTTAAAACTGTAATATCATAAGACATACAATTCCAAATTTGCAAATAATCTAAAGGCATTTCATCTTCAATTTGTTTCCAACAATAACCATGTAGTGGTATTTTGTCGTACAAAGCTCCGTATTCTGGTAGATAAGATTCAATTCTAAAAGCCTGTCCTTTGATTGACTTTAAGCTAACCCATTGACAAGGCACCAATTCACCAAATCCTTTTTCAAAATCATATAAAAACTCTTTTCTTATATAACATTTAACTGGGGGTAAATTCGCTATCAAAAAAGACATCA